TGAGACGGAAAACTTATCGAGCCCTTGCTGAAATGCGCCGACGTTCCCGCCTGCCTCTTTCACGGCAAGCGATAATTCTTGAATTTGATCGGTCGTTAGACCGGCCGCGGACGCGATGTCTTTTATGTCGGCGACTACGCCGACGGCCTCGATACCTTTCAGAACAAGCTCGAGCCCAAGATAACCCGCGACGAGCCGCTTAAACTCGCCCGCGATGTCTTCCGCCCACCGCTTGAACTTATTCGAGTTCTTATCTAGCGAGCGCTCAATGCGTTCAGACGATCGCGCAACGCCCGCCTCTGCGGCCTGAAGCGCGGTCGCAAGCTGCGAGGTATCAGCCTGAATCTTTATGAGAAGCCGGTTTAGATCGTCCGCCAAGCCCGTGTTCCTTAATGATCTCCCGCAATTCCTCGCGGGTCATAGGTTCGGGCTCATGCGTCGAATTCGCTTCTGCCCAGCCTTCCCAAGCTGACCAAAACTGAAAGGGCGTGCAAATCTCAACGGCGTGGGGCGTCCAGCCCATGATTGCGCCGCACCCGTAGAAGTCCCCTAGCGGGAACTTGTCGCCTAGTTCGGCGCGGGTACGGCTACGCCGTTTTTTGATTTCTTGATCTTCGGCGGTTTCAGAAGCTCAAAGAGAAGAGCCGTCGCGAGCGCGTATGCCGCGGTAATTCCTTCAACGCCGATAGCTTCGTAAAGCTCGTCGCCGTCCAGGGGCCTGCCATTGACTTCCAATGCCGCGCCGATAACGGCGGCGACTTCTGAGGTTGTAGCGGAAAGATCATTGATCGACCGGGCAACTGTATAGATGCCCTTGCCCGTCTTCGCTTCCACAAGAGGGGCTAACCTGAGCTCGGCGCGCAAAATGTACTCTTTGCCGCCGAGCTTCGCCTTAACGATTCCGTCCGCCACGTTGCCTCCCATTATGCGCCCGTAAAGACCGCCGCGCCGGCGCTCTCGCCTGTAATTGAATAAGTAGTCTCACCATTATAGGCGCCTGAAAACTCGCACTGCGAAAGCTTGATATTCGCCTCGAAAGTGCCGAGCCCCGGAATGAGCAGCGTAGCGTCACGAATCGAATTATTCATCATCATGTCGACGCAAACGGCCGCGCCGTCGTCGTCGAGAAACACGCCGTCGCCCGCGAACGTGAACGACCGCACACCGCAGCCGTCCAAAAGCTCGCGCCAACGCCCAACCGAATCGGAATTCGTCACGTCGACCGTTTCGGAATTCAGCGTAAACCGCTTGTTCCGAAGCCCGGCAATGGCCTGTAACGTGCCTTCAGCATCCTTGATGCTAAGAACGATCGCCGACCCGCACTGTGCAGTCATGTCTAAAACCTCTTAAGAACTTGGGGACGCGAAGGCCCTAAAGCGCTGCCATCCGTGCCACGTTACGCCGTCTGCGTCCAAAATCACATTCGCTTGGGCCTCGCGGACGCAACTCAAAGCCCAACCGTTCTTTAGAAATGACTGCGCGTGCAGCGCTTCGCGTATCGTTTGCTGCATCGTCTTAACTTCATGCGGACCTTCAGCCCGCGACCAACAATGCGCCATTGCTTCGATCGTCTTCACGGGATCAACGTCATCAGTAACCGTGCTTTCCCCGAAGTTCACAAACGGGAACGCGCCATCTGGCGTCGGATAGGCGCCGACTGTCACGGCCGGGAGTGCGGCCGTAATCGCGAGATTGATAACCGTCTGCAAGGCAAGATCGGGACTATCGGCCATCAGAAGCCCCCATTCGATGCTTTTTCAAGGGACGCCGTAACGGCCGCCTTGATGTCCGCGAGGATCTTCGGAAGCATCTTGCGATAAGCCGGGCGCACAAACGGACGCGCGGGCATCTTCACCGTGCCGTACTCGTGAAAGACCGCGAGAAAGCCATGTTTCTTCCACTCGCGTTTAAAGCCGCTTGCGCTTTCATCGTAACCGACGTTCGCGCTCAATCCGTCTCGAGAGATAACGGCGTCCGCGTCGTTCGCAAGCTGGCCAGTATCGCGCGGGGCATTGGCCGAGATCTCGGCGCGCAACTCTTCCGCGCCCTCTTTGATAAGCGGCTTTATATTGTCGGTTAGCGCGCTCGGAAACTTCTTAAGCGTCCGCATAACCACTGTATTATCGACACGCCGCCTATACGCCACTTTCAGTTGCTCCGTACTCAGCGACTATATCGAGATCCGTCTGCCGCCGACTCGACAGCCGAACCTCTCTTATATTCATCTGCATATTGTTCTGCGTAACCCAAACGAGAATATCGTCTGCAAGTGGGCTCACGGCTCGCGCGTCGACGGAAACATTATACAGGGTCGCATTACGCAACCTGCCTGATTCAACGGCTTCCGTATCGCCGGCTAACGCGCTGACTTGCGCCCAAACCGTCGCGTAAGCTGCGGTCGTCACGTCGTACCCGCCGTCGTCGCGCTTCACGCGAGACTTACGAAGAAACTGCACGCGGTCGCGCTTAGCCCCGATCGTCATACAGTCACCAAACGATAAGGACCTATAAGACGGTCTATGGCGTCTTCAGCCGCGCCTCGTGTTTGGCTAGCGAAAGCCGGATTTTCGCCCGCGTCGCCGCGGTTCGCGTAAAGATACCCAACCGTCAGTAGGATCGCCGCCTTTATCGGCGCGGGGCACGCGCTCCCGTCGTCGCCGAAGCCGCACTTGAACTGAATGTCTACGGCGTCGTCGCGCTGATATGTTGGCGGCCACGACATACCGGGCTTTAACTTGATGTAGCCGACGAAAGCGTTTGTGATGACGTCGTAATTCTCCGCGCCGAACGTCTGTTGAACGTTCGACGCATCGTAATACTTCACGGAAACGACTTGCTGCAGTGGGGGCATAGGCAATTCCCATTTGCGACAAATCGGAAATCCACATTCGAACATATCCCACGTCTGCGTAAGGATAGCGCGGCGCAATCGTCCATAACGCCCGTCCAATTGCTCGACGGCCGTAGCGATTAGCGCAGTTATCAGCGTATTGTCGGCATCATGCTCGACGCGAAGATGCAATTTCGCTTCGTCAATCGTGACCGGCTGAACGGCCGCGGCGGTCGTAAGCTTTAGCTGCATCTTCGCGTCTCGCTTTCTTAGCCTTGGTCCGCAACTGGCGCGAGGCTCGGATTGCCCAGAAGAGCAACCGCAGCAAGGCCCGTTCCCGTGCCGTGCGTACCGGAGAAGTCGGCGAGCAACTTCACGTAACGCTTGCCGCCGATATATCCGAAGCGATGCGTCGTTTCGGCCGCGTGCGCAGCGACGAGCGCCTTGACGATGCCATTCGAAATCGACGCCGAAGCGCCGAGCACGTCGTCATCTGTGACGTTGCTATACGTCACGTCGTCGTCCGAATGCGTCATCACGAATTCGATCTTGTTCGTTCCGGAAAACGTGATACCGCCGGCGGCGATATCCAGAAGGATTTCGAGAGACTCATAGCCTTGCCGGTCGACCTTTACCGGCGTCGTGTCCGCTGCATAGATCGCTGGGGGCATCCCCAGCGAAGCGGTGTTAAAATCAGAGTGAATGTCTTTCATCGCGAGAAGATCCTAGAAGAAACCAAAACGAGCGAACGGCGTTGCGCGGCCTTTGTCTTGTGCGCTCGTTACGAAGCGGATGCTTTCAGAACCTTAATCGCGTTGAAGTCCCGCACGCCGCCGCCAACACGGCGGGTCGTGTAGAAGAGGATATAGGGCTTCACCGAATAAGGATCGCGAAGCACGCGCGTTCCCATACGATCGATGATGTTATATCCGCGATTGAAGTCACCGAACGCGATCGGGTAAGTGTTCGCGCCGAAGTCCGGCATACCGTCGTCGAACTCGACGCCGTAGCCAAGCAACTGCGAAGGCGCGCCGACGACAAGCGATTGCTGCCACTGGTAATGGCCTTGCGAGTCTTTAAGCTTGCGTGCCTTTGCGGCCGTCGCGTCATTCATCAGCCAAGTCGCATTAGCGCGATAGCCGGGCTTCAATGAATGTACGAGATCGATAAGCGCATCGCCGCCGGCCGGATCTGCCGCAAACGCGCCAGACGCGCCTGAAGGCGTGTAGCCAATCTTGCCCCATACGCTGGGTGAACTCGGCGTGCTCGCTGCAAACGAATACGCCAGAAAACCGCGCGGCTTGTTTACGCCGTCGCCGTTTACGAACGCGTCGCCTTCCATTTCGAGGAACTCAATAGAAACTTCCTCGGCAAGCCACGCTTCGACGTCGAAAAATGCGTCGTCAAGCATGGTCTGCGTAGCGGCAGGCATTGCATATTGTTCCATTGCGGGGAACGATAGCTCTGCAAGTTTCGGCGTGTCCGTCTGCGGCCGCGATCCGCGTTCGCCGACCCAACCGCCAGTAGTTCCGGCAAGGTTGTGAATAGCTTTGTATGT